CACCGTAAATCATTTGCTCGCCGATCTCGTGTTTACGAGATCGGATGAGTTTTAATAACTTCTCAAAGGCCTGTTCCATTAGGTGATCTTGCATCCCTTAGTTTTGCGGGCGGCTCCCTGACCACGGACGCTTACCATCCCGCCAGCTTTGTATGTCCCCACCCCAGGATTGCCCTCTTCAGCCTCGTACGCGCGGGCCTCTGCGGGAACCTCTTCCATCATCTTTCGACCCATTTTGTACTCGTCACGGGCAGCTTTGGCAGAAGTAGTAGAAATACGGGAAAGCATATCCTTTTCCCCCTCCATGCCTTGGACGGTCTTTTTACGGGCCATCTCTATTTTTTGGCGTTCTTTCGGTGTTGGCTTGCGGTACATAGGCATTTTTTGCTCCTAATAGATTTTGGTTGGCACTTTGGCGTCTTTGCGCATTACCTCGCGCACGGGCCCGGGAACCCCGCCTTTACTCATTTTCTTGGACTTTCCAGCCTTAGACAGGGCAATAGCAACGGCCTGTTTGACCGCCTTTTTCTTACTGGCGGGTTTGCTGGTGCCGATGGACCCAGACTTTTTGTACTTACTGACCATCTCGGAGATGTTCCCGCTGATGGTCTTTTGGCTACTGCCTTTCTTGAGCGGCATTTTGTCTCTCCGTTTGTTCTAGGCGCATCATAGCAATATCTGCCTTTGTACCGGCAATATCTTCGTTTGACGCAATCCGTTGTTGATCGATAGCAGTCTTTTGTTGCAGAGCCTGCGCGTTTTGCGCAATCTTCTGTTGTTCATTCTGTACCCGGGCCTGGTCAACCTGAGCCCGCTGGGCCAGTTCCTTCTCCTTCAACTGTACTAACGGATCAGGCGCTCCCTCTCCAGACAGTTGCTGGGATAACTGGCGAAGCTCGCTCATCCCTTGAGCCACCAGCATGGCAACCATGGCTTCTTTCTGCATGTCAGAAACTACGGCCTTGTTCTCTGGGCCATACTCAGCAAAGATCTGGGCCTCTACCTGCTCCTCAGCCTTAATCCGAACGTGCTCAAGGATGTGCTTGGTCAGCGTAGTTGCCGCCATCGGGTTTCCTTGGACAATCGGGCTCATGCCCTGCAACATGTGGCTCACAATATGAGCGTCATGCTGCTGCCCAGCAAATGCCTTTAGTTTCTTGCCGTCAATTGCTTCTGCATTTTCCGTAGCCGGATCCTTGGGCCGTGGTTCTTGGCTATCGTCATAATTCAAAATCATGTCGATGTCCCGTGCTCCAAGGGCCTCGTACATACGGCGGTAGGCCTCATACATATTGTGCATCTGCGGTGCAGACTGGGCCAACTGCAACTGGGTCTGGGCCATCATGATCCGCTGGGCGCTCGAGTAGATATTGGGGTCAGCGACAGGCAGCACATCCACCCGGCTGTCAAAGTCTTCCCGGAAAATCTTCCTATTGCCACCCGGCACGTCAAATGGATACTCGTCTGGCAGATACTTGGCAAAGCACTTGGCCATCAACTCAAACTCAAGCTTTTGCGCATAGTGCAGCCGCTTGTGAATGCCCGACATAACATTGGCGCCCTTTTCTAACAACGCCATTGTTGTACCAACTGCGGCCTGTTGGTTACCGTCGCCGACCTGCATGTCCGCAATGCTGGCTAACCTGCGACCACTGTCAATACAGAATCCCATCAGGGTATAGAGCGTCTGGCTTGGCTCCTTGTACGGCAGCGGCAGCAGCGAGCTCGATAGCTCCGCCCCACCCGCATCAATGTCTCGCCACTCACCCGGCTGCAACGGCTGATCATCGTCCGCGATCCGTAAGCCACGAGCCTTAAAGCCCGCTGGGAGGTTTGACAGCGTTCCAGCATCCAGCAATTGACGCAGTGCAGAAGTAGCGGCCTTGTTCAAATTGCCGATCAGATGTACCAGACCATAGCCCATGCATCCCGGGCCCGGTAAGAACATGTAATGCACGTAATACTGCTCCGGGCAGCACGTTTCATCGTCCTCGTTCCAGTTACGGTAGATAGACAGAACCTTGCCGCTGTCCTTATCCAGAGTGATGATGTAAGGCTTCTTGATCCCGTTCTTGTCCTCGAACCCTGGGATGTCCATGAGGATATGCGCTTCCAAGAGCGTATATTCCTCGTCCATGTACCCCGGGGTTTGGCCAGATACTCGGTCTTCCGCTTGGGTTATTGGCGTCTCACGAGGAGTGACTGGCGCCTCACCCAAATCAATATCTAAGTACGTGCCATTGACCTGGTTCTTACGAAGGTCGTTGGCGGACATCGGGACAACCTGGATGCAACGCTCGTTTTCCCAAGGATTGCTCGACCCATGGTAAGGCATGACAAAGTTGTCCGGCAAAATAAATGGGGACACGCAACGGTTCTTGTTCTTGTCAAAATAAACTTTCTTGAAGGCCGACCCACCATAGCCCACGTACCAGAGCATCTGGTCGAAGTCTGGCGTGTACTCTTTCATGACCGTGGTGATCTCGTAGTTCATGAAAGTCTTGACACGATCTGCCTGCTGCTCACGTTTACGGTTGCTTGCGCCAATTACCTGCGTGCGCACGGGCCCGCCCGAGGGCATGAGTTCTTTCATAGCCTGGGCAGAGAACTGCGTAATGGCTTCTGTCAGCAAAGGCACCGTAACGCCAGAGGCCCCACGGAAAGGCTTGGTGCGTACTTCGTACTGGAATCCCAGGTTCTTCAATCCCTCTGAGTAGGTTCTCTCCCACTCTTCTCTGGAAGCAATGTCTGAGTCGAACAGTTCAAGGATCTCGGCGCCAATGTCCGTCAAATCGCTTTGGTCAATCTTTTCAGCCAAGTTCTGATAGTGCTTGGTCTCGACTTCTTCCTCTTCTTCTTCGCCAACGCTTATTGTTGCGCCACCGTCTTCGTCGATCTCAACGCTAATCATCTCTTCTTCTGGCAACACCTCTTCTTCAATCTCCACATCCACTTCCTCACCCATGGGCAAGTCAGAAGCGGTTAGAGCTTTTTCGATGTTGTTCAATGTATTTTTCTTGGCCATTACTGTGCCCGATCATATAAAGGTTTATCTACCATGCCGCCCTTGGCAAAGCCTTCTGGGGCATCAATGTAACGAATTTCCCTAGAAATGTTAAACGGTAGGTCTTCTGGTTGTGTTTTATTAATAAAAGCTTTTACCTGCGTCAGATAATCTTCTGGAAGAACGTTAGATGTTAGCGGACCATTTCCTTGAGCCTGACGCATGGAGAATTTACCAGATTTCTCGCCTTTCACCATTTCCACGTTTGTGACAGGAATTCCGTCCTTGTTGTACAGCACAAACAATTCAACGTTCCCATCCTCTAAGGCTTTGCGGCCATTACTAAACGGTCCATACGAGCCATAGTCAGCATAACCTTTAATGGAATTATCTATGACTGCAGATTGAATAACCGTGGCATCTGGGTCAACAATTTTTCGCCAAGTAAATCCGTCTGGTAAGTCCAAGAACGTTTCCGTTCCAAAGGAAAGCGTCTTTGAATCTACCGGTCTGTTAGCTTTTAGTGATTCTGCAATTTCATTAGCACGGGAGGCTAATGTTTTTTGTTTAGCAGCCAACTTGGAAGCGCGAGAAACAAACGTAGCAAAGGTGATGTCCTTCAACTCTTGCGTACTCATTCTGGCGGTTTGTTTAGCCAAATCTTTTATGTCAAAACCAAAAAGATCTAAGTATCCGCTGCCAATATCAAGCAATGGTTGGCCTCGTTTTAATGCCTCAAGTTCGTTTGGACTTAAGTTTTCTGGAGCATACTTTCCATAAAGACCCGAATACGAAGTGATATCAGAAGGCTTTACGGTTTCTGTTTGTATGTTCACAAGTTTTTGAATTTTTGGCTCTATGACCGTAGAAAAGTATTCCGGATTATCCTTAAGACGTAAGCGAATTTCTGTTGGATCTTTGTTAGTGAGTTTATACAATAGATCATCTGGTATTAGTTCAGGGTATTGTTTGAACTGAGCCAAAATATTTTGTTTGATGTTTTGGCTAATCCGCCGAGACTCCTCGTAAGCGTCTGCGATGTCCATTTCAGCAATATTAATGTTTTTAATACCAAGCATCTCGTCATAGCGGCGCTCTAGGTCGCGCATGGCGCTGATGTCTCCTTTTTCAGCGGCAGCACGAAGATACTTCGGAAACATTTCTTCCCCAGTCTCTCCAGGCATCTTAATACGACCCGCCATCATTTCCTTTTTTAGCTCGTCATTAATACTTCCTGCCCGCTTTTCAAAAAATTCCCGTGCCTTTTTATTAAACATCTCTGATGCAGCGGCGGCCTTCTTTGGGTCTGCACCAGCAGCCTCTTCCGCTAGTTCCGCACCACGACTAATCAATCGGCTTAAACTACTTTCTGGACTAGAGAAGAACGTTCCGCCAGGAGCACGAGAAATAGCAGGTGCGCCCAACTTCATAATGCCCTGAGGTTCCGCCATGGCCTGATATATCTGCTCTGTCGTGATCTCGGGTTTGCCGGTAATCGCACGCACCGCGCCCGTACCCAATGTCTCTGCGCCCTTCTCAATCGCCGCGATACCTTTTGGAATCTGCCTTGCTACCGCAGCAGGGTTCACGAAGCCCATGCCAATACGGGTTGCAGTTTCTGCAGTCGAACCCGTGGGCGCCTGGGCAATCCCAGCCTGCCGAGCTTTCTCAATCAGATACTCACTGCCACCCACAGGTTTCTCGACGTTGTACCCAAACGGCCTCATCGCCATCGTGGCAATGTCCACCGGAGCACCCGCTAAGTCATACGGCAGATATTGCGCTCCGCGCACGATATCTTGCCCAATCCCCCGAAACACTTCACCGGCTGGTCGTTGGTCCGTGGGCAGTGTTCCAACCGTCATCTGCTCTGCCATCTGGTTATAGTCTACTTCGCCACCGTCAGCAAACATCTTAGGCATTCTCGGCACAGCACGCTGTTTGGGCTGGGCAGGCTCTTCTTGCTGCAACACAAACTGGAACGGATCAACACTTTTTGCCTGTGCAAACTGCTGCAATATCTTTCCGCCCGCAGGCTTTGCCGCACCGCCACCATCTTCCATCATCTCGGCCAACATCTCGTTGACCTTGCTCATGGTCACACCCTCAGGGTCCGTGTCCGCCAGATAATTCAACGCCAACGCAGACGTGTAACTGCTCGGCAAGTCGCCAGGATTAAACGCCGACACTACCCGCGCACCTATCTGCTTTGGTCCTTGGGCCGTGGTCCGTGGAGCCTGTTTCTGTGTTGAAGCTTGTCTAGTAGTCGCACCACCACCCAGTACCGACAACCACTTCTGCTGATACTTGTCCGCAGTCAAGCCCTGATTGGCTCTTATGGCATCCTCAGTCATCCGACCCTCGGGGTTGCCCGTATACCACACCAGCGGAACCTTTGCCACATCACCACCAGCGCGATTCAAGATGTCGCGAACAGCAAACGCGGCCACCGCGTCTTGGACCTCCGGAGGAGCGTCCTTGGCCCTCGCGTACTCCGTGCCCAAACCAGATTTCTTTGTCGAAGCCTGCCACGTACTGTCAATAAACTGATACGCACCAGAAGCAGATGACCCCTTGGCCTGTGCGCCATAGTCATTGCTAGACTCTACCTGCCTAATGGTAGATAGAATCTGATTAATGTCAGGGCTACTCTGTTGTGCCATACTTAATAGTACTCATAGGATTGGGGGCCCACCGATTCCTCAATGAAGTCACTGGGCAACTGCAGAAAGTTCCCCTGTCTAAACCGTATTACCGCCTGAACCGTTGAATCTGTCAAGTCGTCATTTGCTCCATAAGGAAATTCCGCCATTTCCTCAACAAGGTCCTCGGCCCACGGTTCGTCAGGCGCCCACACGAATCCCGCCTCGAAAACCGGCGACACAGAGTTCGCTCTGCTGATTTTATCTGTACCAGATCTTCGCCCACCAGGCGAGTAGTTTACAACAGGAATGCCCGTTCGTCTCAATTCCTGTGTCAATGGCATACCAGACGCTTTCGCTTCGATCAACACGCAGTCCGGGTCCCAGAATTTGTACAAATTCATCGCCTCACGCTTTAACTCTGGAAAATCCCACCGACCTTTCTTCGCATCCAGCAAAATCAGGTTGTCTTCCTCACCCTCAATGGGCTCAAACACACCCCAAGTCGTAATTGCAGAAAAATCCGCCGATTCTTTCTTGGAATACGCCGTGTCATAGCTCTGGATCACGTACTTTAGCTTCGGAATATTGTCGTGGGGCCAAACTTTCCACCACTCCCGCTTAAAAATCGCCCCTTCCTCGGCAGTAGGGTTCTGCATCCACTGCGCATTCCAGTTTGAGACCGGCAAAGCGGCCTTG